CACCTGTAATTGTTTTCATTATTGCCTCACTTGCTTTAATAAGTTTCTCATTATCTGCAACTGGACTATGAACTTCTGCGAGTGTTTTACCAGCTACTGTGCAAGGGTCCCAACCACTTGCAAATGGAACGAAACAGGCCTCGACTCTACCTTTATGCATTATAATAATATCATCAGGTATGTCAAGGCCTATATCAGTAATATTTTCATGTTCTTTCTTTAAATTAAGTCGTTTTGAAAGTTTACTTACTAATTTATTTTCTTTTGCAATATCCGACTCAAAACGAATGCGTTCACCTAATGTAAGTAATTCGTGTTCTCTGTGTCTAAGAATATCTACTAATGAACTGTGATATTGAACATTATAATAATGATTAGTAGTAAGAGCAGTATATCTGCTAATATCATTTTGTAATTCATCTTCATCATACACACTAAAATTTGGTTTCATTGTGAATGGCGACAGAATTATTTTATCATAATCATTCAGCATCTATATCTTCTAGTGCATCTAACATATCTTTTGCTCTTGCTAACTTTTCTAATTCACCATCTAATGTTTCAATAAAGTTAATATGGTCAGCCACACCAATATTTTGTGAAAGAAAAATGTCAATATTAGCTTTAGCTTGTGCTATATCAGATTCATATTTTGCTCTAAGAACTTTCAATAATTGCGGTTTGCTCACACGATTTTCCTCTTTTTGTTAATTCTTTTCTAGCTTTTTGTCTCTGCTTTGGTCTAGTCGATATCTTTTCTACATCTTCAAGCAACTCTTTTGTAGATATACCGCTTATCCAATAATGGCTAACAGTAATCTTTTTAGTATTTCTCGCTCTACTCGCTACACTCTTTTTATATTTTATTCCCATAACTAATCGTAAAAACTATCATGTCTCCCAGAACCTTGTGCATCATCATTAAAGTAATTGTGTCTGTCAGTATAATTTACAAATACATCACCCTCTATAAGTCTTTCTAAACTACATCTATGAACATTATTTAATTCTGGTTCATATATTTTATCTTCTTGAGGAAAAACTAATATAAATTGTACTTTAGGATTCTTTTCAAGTATGTAACCAAAGAAGTCAAATCTATTTCTTGTGTCTTGTAGATTTGCTCTTGTCTCTGGGCCATATGCATGTGTACCATCATAAAGATTAGACAATGCTTTTTCTTCTTCAATTAATAAAAAGTCTAGACCCAAAAGATATAAGTGGTCATAACCTTTTTTAATTGCCTCAAGAATTGCATTCATGCCTGCATTAGAACGTGGTCTCTGTGGATTCCAATCAGGGTCATCTGACTTAGCACGACCCCAATGTAATTCTACTGGTTCCCATCTCTCATCTTCTGGTGGTTCTATAAATCTATCTGGTGGATAATCAGAACCTTTAATTTCACCAATAATTTTTTCATCAATAGCAACTAAATAATCTGGCCAGAAATCTCTGTATAGAGCATTACAGCCGAAAGTAATTACACGATTGTCTGGAGATTTTAACAAATGTAAATCAAGACCTTCTCTAGACTTACCATTACCTATAATTATACATTCTTTTGTCATAACTGTGATTCTAATTTCGCTATTTTATCTTTCATCAACAACTTCTCTTTTTTCTTTTGTGTGGCTCGTTCATTATCATTAACAAATTCAAGCATTTCAACTTCTCTATGAATTGTCGCATGTTTAATTTTAAGTATTTCTATCCTCTCTATTAACGTCTTCATTCTTCTTCTCCTTATTTGGCCACGTTGATGCCAGAGCAGGCCATGCATCTTCAAACAACTTTCTTGTGATGCGGCTGTATGGCAATTTCCTTTTGTCCTTTATATGTAAAATCAATTTTGCATCATCTGTGTCAATAGATTCTAAAAAATCTATAAACTGAACCTCTCGTTTCAAGGGATTCATCTTATCATAATTTCCAGTATTGATAAAGATGCCCAGTTTCCTTATTTGAGAGTATAGGACGTGTTGTAAGTCCATTTCTTTTACTTGTTTTTTGTAGGTTGGTGCACCTTCGGGTAACAACCATGTTATATTTTCATTAAAACATAAATCAACAATATTTTCCATGCCAATACTGTGGTCTTGTCTTAATGCATCAATTCGGTCTTGTCTTCCAGGAATTTTATCAATTCTTGCAAGAGATTCTGCTATGCCTTCTTTCATTTCTTTTCCTCACTATCAATTTCTTTATATGCTTTGGCTGACATTGCGTCCATGCCTTTCATATACTTATCAAAAATATTATAAACTTCTTTTAAACCTGCTGTATTCATTTCTGTATTGGAAGTCTTCTTAATCTTATCCATTTAAAACTCCTGTATCACGTCCATCAAACCTTTTAATCTCATTTTAACAAAATAATTAAACAGCTTAGACCTGTCATTCATTTTATAATTATCTAATTGGTCTATTGCTTTTTTCTCTATGTCTTCTGGTATATAGTCTAAATCAACCAACTGTCGATTTCTATGATATCCTCTTAACATTTTTTCATCACAAAACTCATTTAAATCTTTACCATACCATTTGTCTAATTTTTTAACAGTAACTGGTTTTTGTCTCTTATTCGTTACAAACGTATCATCATCTGATAAAAAGTTAGGCACACCATCTCCTTTATCACCTCTTAAAATATGTTCGTATATAAATCTTTCTGGATTAGGTATTCTTACATATTTCTTTTGATTAGGACTGAATTGTTCTACGTTAGCATATTTCTGTAATTGACCGAAATCTTTATCTGATGAAAGTATTAATATTTGTTCATGTCTCACACCATCATATACTCCATTATTACTAAAAGCACCTTTATAACCATACTTATGCACAACTGATGCGATTAAATCATCTGCCTCTGCATGTTCAACGTGTAATACTTTGTATGGAAAATGTTCTTTAAGGTCATCACGAATTCCGTTTAAAACTTTGAATATTGCATTCCAATCTAAACCTGAATCATCACGTGCTTTTTTTCTACCAATCTTATAATAAGGATATAAATCTCGTCTCCAATAATGTTTATCATCACAACAAATAATCATTTCACCATACTTATTACCAAACTTAACTCGATACATTCTTAATGAATTTAATATCATATGTCGTATCAAGTCTGGCTGAACCTCAAAATTTCTTCCCATATGTTGTATGAGATTTGCTATCATTATCTGGTTCAAATCAACTAAAATCATAATTATACCCTTAACTCATTATATAACAGTTTTGCTCAAATGTCAATTATTTTTTGGGTCGTCCATTAATTCATATATCTTATCTAATGATTTGGTTATATGATTCTGTAATGGGTGATATAAGTCCATACTAGTATATAGTGCGGCTCTCAAGGATTCTACTGTATATGCAAAATGAAGTATAAAATCTTTTGTTTTTACATCAATTCCATGTGTTGCAAATCTAGACACTAATTGATGTACATAATGGTCTAGTAAATCATCAATATAGGCCCTCTTGTTTTCTTCTAATTCATCTTTAATTAACTTATTAGGATTATTTCTTTTTCCGCTATGTATCTTAGGAAAAGGAATAATGTTATCTAATTTTCCATTGCCTTTAGTATCTGTCATTTTATTGCCTTTAACAGTATCATATCGTTATTGATTCTTCCTGTTACTTGTATCTCTTTAGTATTTATATCATTAAAAATGTTTCTTAATGTAACTTTGCCGCCATTTAATACTCTATTAATGACATCTATTGGTGGATTAGCTTTCAATTCTCGTAACTTCTTACCAATTGAATTCATTTTAGACCAATTCTTTAGTGTAGTTCCTTGTATCTTAAAACCACCTCTGTCCATTGCATCATATTTAATCAATATTCTTGTCTTGATATTAAATAACCATAACTGCATAGCACCTGGAATCTGTTCTGGTGCAATACTAGTCAATCTCATATCATCAAATGATTTTAAATATTTAAGTTTAGCAACTTGTCTATCTACTGTTATAGTTTTTTTCTTTCTAGGTATTTTAATTGCTTTTTGTGCGGCCTCATACGACAATATATCATTTAATATACCTTGCATAAAATCAATATATTTGTCCATTTGCTCAGTAGTTATATGGTCATATGCCTCTGCCAATTGAGAATCCATTCCACTTCTTGCATCTAAAAGTTCATCAACCATTGGTTTCATTAACTCAACAAAGATAGGACAATGTTGTGCTTTTATATTTTTGTCTCTTAACCATAGATAACAATTAAAATCGTGTTGAAAATCATTATCAACAAATTCATCTATCACATCATCAAGTTCACCAAACATCATATTTACTTTATTTTTCAATCTTTCTTGAATTGAAATAACATTTGATTGAACAACTTTTTCTGACGTTTCTGGAATATGAGTTAATAATTCTCTTTTCGCATTCGTAATAAACGCATGGGAACTTTCATCAAGTTTTCCACCACGTATCTGAATACGTAATAATGATGCATGAGTACATTTGAACCAACATTTTTCTGTTCTTTTTAATCCTTTCTCCTGTTCTTTAGTGAATGCACCATTTTCCATAATAGTGTCATATATATCTTTTTTATTAAAATGTTCATTATACCAACTGAATGCAGAGCCAAGTTGGCTCTCAGTTAGCATTGAATTGTCCCATGAGGGCTCGTCTCCTGCGTTTTTATAGCTTTTCATATGAATCTGTACAGTCCTATCACTAATGGAATTAAAATCGCTACACAGAGCAACACGTACGGTCTATCGTTTTCTTTTACTGCAACATATAATAATAAAATTGTGCCAATAACTGAAAGTATATAGTCTATTAATAAAAAGGGGTGTATTCCTATTGCTCTACAACTAACTGCAAAAACAATTATCCAAGAACCTAACCATTTCCAGCTATTTAGACTTAGCATTCTGTAACACCGTCTGTATCGCTCCCGTCCATTCACTTGCTCTATTATCCCAATCATAAAACTGGTCAGCATACAATTTCTGAATATCTAATTTTGCTATATGATTTTCGTCCCAATAATTTTCTAATAGAAAATTCAACAAACCAACATGATAGTTAGCGTGTTTTTGTGGGTTTTCATTATATTGATACTGTACTGCAAAATTTGCAGTAGTTTCAGGTAGTGCGGCATGATTAGGACATACAATAGAACAACCAGCACTCATGGCTTCCATTGCTGATATGCATGAAGTTTCTGGCCAAATGTTAGGATATGCAAATACATGTGCTTTCTCTAATGATTTTCTTACAACTTTATTATCAACTGCACCATGATAATTAATTCCTGGGTGGTCTTTACATCTGTCAATCAATGCTTTATATGGTTCGTCTTTTTGTGGCCAACCATACATTGAAAATGATGAAAATACATCTAACTGTATTTTATTTTTCCACTGGTCATTCCACAATGTTTCAAATATTGGAACTAATAATTCTAATCCCCTGTGAGGTGTTGTATGATAAATTAATCTGAACTTTCCCTTTTTAGCTTTTTTGATTTTACCAAACGGAACAATCGCATTTTTTAATACTATAGATTGTTTATAAGGTATCTGATGTGCTAAATGATACGTTTGAAACTGATAGTTCGATACAAATACTAACTTATCAAATCTTTTAAGCGAACTTTCTTCACGTAAATGCTGTACTTCTGGGTCGTCCCACGTGTCATGTAACCAAAGTATGTTTGGTTTATCTTTTGAAATATGTTCATCACGTACACGTGAACATATTATATTAACTTGGTCAGTCAATTCTTTAGGAACAAGTTCTAACATATTTTCCAACATCATTTCAGTACCGCCTCTAGCTTTTATAGCAGTACCATCTTTATTAATCCAGTCAGTACGTTTAGTTACGTCTTCTTCCATGCCTGTTATTTTAAACTTTACACTCATGCAGTACCACCGCTTTCTGTTAAAAATACAGGAGATGCAGAATAAACAGATTCAGTTCTAAATGAACGCCAACCCTGAGTATCTAAATCCCAAACTGCAATTACTTTCTCGTTAGGTGGTTCTGCTGTTACTGCACCAGCATCACTCGCTGGTAAATATTGACTTGACAATGTGCATTTCATTGTTCTATCTTCACCGTTTACTTTTGTAAATTTAACTTCCATTACATTACTTTTTAACTGTTCTCTTAAATCACTTCCAAAACTCATAATAAACTCCTATGTTACAAAGTCATTAAACAAATCTACAATCTGGTCAATGCCTTCATCTAATGTATCGTATATGTAACCTGTGTGGGCTTTAAACATCGGGTGATATTTAACATATTCATCATCAGTTACAATAACAATAGGTTTTCTCATTTCAATAAACCAAGCAATTTCAAATGCCGCCCCATAACTTGGTCGTCTGTTGTTAATTTCTTTGGGTAAGTAAGCTAATATAGCATCACACATTTTACAGTCATTATAATTATTCTGTACTATACGTTGTGCATCTGCATATGTTCCGTCATAAGGTTTATCTTGATTACGACCAGGATTAATACCTTTTACAAAATTAGTTTTGTTTTCAAATTGAAGGTCTGCTAAGAGTCGCCAATCTTCTCTTTCTTCTGCATTAACACCTTCTATCGGACCTGCTAAGTATATAAATTTATAGTTCATACCAAATCTCTTATTATTTAATGTCATTTTGCCTTTAGATTATTACTCGCACTAGCTATCTGAATACCAGAAATCTGTTGTAAATAACCATCTGTAAAATCTTTTGCTGTTTTTGACATTGCAAAAATATTTTGCTTATGGAAATGAAGTCTTTCTTGTATCTCTGGAGTTATCATATAAGGCTGTAAACCCATTCCTTTACTGCCAACAACTAATGTCATGGGTTTCTTAACAACTATATCTTCCTCATTGTCTTCAATAACTTCTGCAATCACTTCTTCAGCAGAAGTAAGTTTAATTGTTATTACATCGCCTTTTTTAAACTTTGATATAAGCATAATCTATCCTTTAATTTTATTTTCAAGTTCAGTTATTCGATTCTCTAATTCATTTAAAACATTTTTTCGAGTTTTCTTTTCAACGCCACTAAAATCAGCGACTCTATTCTTTCTTTCTTCAATCGTTTTGGTTTCGTTATCTACATAGTCTTGAATCATTTCAATGAAAGCAGTAGTCATTGTATGATGATTCATAGAACATACTGTTTTAAATTCTTTATGTAGATAACTTGGTATGTTGAAATTGACCAAGGTCGTTTTTGTTTTAGCCATAATTAAGGTTAAGTTTATTACTCTTTGCATACATTTTAATTCGTTTAGCAGATATATTATACCATTCACCGCGTATACAATCTTTTTTAAAATGGTCTTGTATTAATTTCTCAGCAATCTCAGCTAATTGTTTACTAGGAGTTTTAATATATGCAAATAAAGTTAATTTCTCAGGACTCGCAGTTTGAAATTTTCTTAAACGTTCAGTAAAATTATCAGAATTTCCTATCTTAGTTCGATTATTCTCGTCCTGTATAAAATAAACACCATGTTTAAAAGGTGCTTTCTCTTTTACTTTAGCACGATATATTTTACCACGTGTCGCCTGTAATTCTTTATGTGAATCACGCCATATCTTAGTTTTTATCGCAACTTTTTCTTTATTTTCTTTATACCATTTCCTTGCCATTGCCCTTAGTTCTTCGCCTTTTTCATTACGTCTTTTCTTATCATATTCTGCCTGAAGTCCGTTATTTCTTCTTTCTTCGCGGTAATTTTTTCGGTTGGCAATGTATTTTTTTGTATGTTTATTTTCTTCATACCAATCCTTTTTCATTTTTGCACAACGTTCTTTATTTTCTGCACGGTATTTCTTCCCATATGCCGCTTTTTCTTCT